TCTGTATTCTAGGCAAGATACAACTATCTCTACCATAGTGCCAATCAGATACATGCAGCTCCAACCACATGACTATGTAAATGTCACCAATACGAGACTGGGTTTCAATAATAAATTGTTTGAAGTCATGACTTTAAACATTGAACCTCAAGGAGATTCTGAAAATTCTATTCTAGTCTGCAACATACAACTGAAAGAAATAGATGGTTCTGTCTACAATTTTCTATCAACAGATTACATTGACCCAGAGGATGTAGGGATTGATGATGGAGATATAGGTGGTCTTGCATTAGACCCACCAACAAGTCTTTCTCTTGCAAGTGATATACAGTCAGAAGGACAAACTTTAAAAGTTAATGTTGTAGCTTCATGGACAAACCTTGTATCTGATAGAGTCCAAGGAACTGAGGTGGCCTACAAACAATCTACTGATTCAGACTACACTGGAGATATTACTGTAGGTAAAGGTGTATCAAAAGCTATCATTCCAAACTTAGTTATCGGTAATACATACAATGTAAAGGTAAGACACTTTGATATTAATGGTATCAATAGTGCCTATACAAGCGCAGTCAATATCACAATATCAGACCCTACCACAATCTCAGCTCCAAGCTCTTTCACTGCGCAAGGCGATGGTGATGGACCAGTGGGTGGTATCTTATTACAGTGGACCAATCCAAATAACAATGAGCTAAAAGATATTAAAATCTACAGACATACATCCAACTTTACACCAACGGATGACACTTATCTAAACCAAGTTATTCCTGCGACAAGGCCATTACAAACTCAATTTGCATTTCAAAGTATTCTTGATGGACTGTCTGCAGGTGTCACCTACTACTTTGCGCTGAGAGCTGTATCTACATTGGGTGTGCAATCTGCATTTACCAGTGTGGTCAATGCAAGTTTTCGTTTTGGCAAAGAAGATATAGGCCTTAACAATGTGACTAATCATCAACAAGTAAAATCTGACCTTTCTAATTTTAGTGTAGAGAGTGACTTGTTTGAGATCACAAGCTCAGAGCTAAGAGGTAAAACTGCAATCAAGAATGACCAAATATCAATCAGTCTAAGTGGTACAACTTTAGGTCTTAATAATGCAGGGAGTGGTACACAAACTTTATCTAATGCAAATGTCGGCCTATCTAATGTGACGAATCATGCACAAGTTAAGGATGATCTTAGTAATCTATCTTTGACAAGCGATGACTTTGAAGTAAGTGGTGGTAATCTTGCAGCTAAGAACGCTCTTAAAAATGCTCAAATATCTATCAGTGCTGCAGGTGTTTTATCTGGAGCAGGTGGTGGTACAGTAAGTGCTAGTGGTTTGGGAGCTGTCAAAACTGACTTGACCAACGCTCCAAATACAATTAAAAACTCTAGTGTAAGCATATCTTCTGCAGGTGTTTTATCTGGAGCAGGTGGTGGTACTGTCACGGCTGATGGTATTAGTGCTATTGAGACAGGCCTTGGTAATGCTCCAAGTACAATCATAAATGCCAATACAACTAAGTCCGATGTGGGTCTAGCAAATGTCACAAATGACGCACAAGTAAAAGATGATTTATCAAACTTGACCATCAACTCTTCTGACTTAGAAGTCAGTAGTGGTTCTCTACAAGCAAAGAACGCTCTTAAAAATGCACAAATATCTATAGCTGCTAACGGAACTTTGTCTGGCGCAGGTGGTGGACAAGTCACTGCTGTCGGTGTTGGCGCTGTAAAAACTGATTTAACAAATGCACCAACTACTATAGTAAATTCAAACACCACTAAGTCCGATGTCGGTCTATCTAATGTGACCAATCATGCTCAAGTAAAAAGTGACGGAAGCAACGCACCAGATATATTAAAGAATGACCAGATAACATTATCTTTAAGTGGTACAACGCTTGGTCTCAATAACGCAGGTAGTGGTACTCAAACTTTATCTAAAACAAATGTAGGACTGTCTGATCTTAATTCTTTAGAAAGTGGAGCAGGAACAAAACTTTCTGGCATAGAAACAAATGCAACCTTTGGAGCTGTACTTGGTTCTTCTGGTACTGGAAATCTTTTAGACGAAAACGATAACAACCTTACAGACGCCATAGTAATTACAAGCCAAGGTACATCTAACGATACTAACAATGTAAACAGTGTGGCCAAAGCCGATGTGACAAGTGCAATTACAGGAACGCAAACCAATGTGGCTTCTATTGTATCTGGACTCGCTTCTGGTGCGCAAAGTGTTAGTGCTAATTCTTTAAATGCAGGAGAAATAAATACATCTTTACTAAGACTAGATGAACTGTTTTTACCTACTGAGGGTACAGCTACCACTGGCCAGACAGTGAACTTTGGTTCTTCTATGACCCAAGTGAGTCTCGGTTCTATTGGCGATGGAGCAGGTTTCTATATGGGTACAATATCAGTAGAAATAACTGACGCTCAAAACGATGACATTAGAGGTGCTTCATTTCATATAGATTTAAAGTCTGGCTTCACTACTGTCTATACAAAGTACTGGCCTATAGGTATCAAAGAAGGCAATCAATATTATGACGCAGGTGACCAGTTCGGAGACAACAATGACTTGCCAGTAATGCACCTTGAGTTTGGCTACTTCCATACATCAAACACTGCTCTAAATTTATTTGTCAATGCAGACTCAAATGACAGTACAACAACATGTCTTGTCAAAGCTAGAGCTGTAAGATTCGGAGCTGAGACAGTGACTTTCAATCCTACTTCTGTTTCTGGTGCTACTGTATCAGCAAGTACTACAGTCACTTTTTCTGCAGTGACAGTCAGTGGATTTACAGGAACAAAAGCAGTAAATCTTTCTGGTAATTCAACAGCTTTAGTTAGTGTAAATAGTGGGACTTTTGTGAACTCAAGTATCCCTGCTATCAGTGCCAATCAAACATTCCAAGTAAAGATTACATCTTCTGCTACAGCAGGAGCAGTAAGAACTGCTACTATAGAAATAGGTGGAACTGCAATCACTTTCTCAGTGACAACTACTGGAACATATACACCTACATATTCTGGTGGTGGTGGTAGTGGTTCTGCAGGTGGTGGTTTTGAAAGTACAACTCAGCTCAATTAATTATGACTTACACATTTACATATTCAATCAACACTCATAGTATCAAAGAGTATCTAGGCAAGAAGGTTATAAGCCAGATAATGTATACCATAGCAGTGTCAAGAAGCGATGGTAAGTCTTGCAACTTAGAGCTATCTATCAATTATCCTTTAGACTGCGCCACAAAAGTTATACCTTATACAAGACAAAAATATGATGGCTCAGATAATGTTATTGCAGAAAGTGAGTACGCTGACAGGACAGATTTTACAGAGTATGATGATCTTAACTTACCAAATGATTTGATAACATGGTTAAGAAATCATCATGAAAATGACGCAGCACAATTACAGAGCTTGAAAAATTTTGCTGATTACACAATAGGAGCATAGTATGGATAATATGGGAAGTGGTAGATTCGGTGGTGACATGGACCGAAATGAAGTGGAAATGGACCTCAATAAGTTCATGGCCATGATACAAGAAATATCAGAACTTAAAGATAAGATTAGAGAATTAGAAGACACAAAGAATGTCAATCCTCATCAAAAGTGGATACACCTTGCACAAGCCGTAGACGCATGGAGAATATTCCCTCGCTTGTTTTTAACTGTTTATATAATACTTCTGTACTCTACAGTAATGTGGTTTATGGATTTAGAAGCACCAAACTTTGAACAGTCTGGCTTGATCTCTGTAGTAGTGGGAGCAGGAGCAGCATGGTTTGGCCTTTATGCAGGTACTAGTGGAGCTTCTAAGAGCTTTAAAGGTGAAGACAAATAGTAGATGAACGCCTTTGAATTAATTGAATCTGTAGGCCTTCCTATAGCTTCTGGCCTTGTAATGGGTTATTTTATATTTCTTATTATGAGACAACTTATGGGTGAACTTGTTGGCGAGATAAAGACCATACAAGGCATTACTAAAATGCTCATAACCAGAGCTACAATAATGAACAATGAAATGATACGCATAGACACAATAGTGTCTGCTGCTTTAGATTTATCTCCAGACCTAGAAAGGATAGCGAGAGCTGAGAACTTTGTAGAGGACGGAAAGATAGACGCTAGAAGGGACTAGCGTGGACATAGTAGAACTTATAGATAAGTTTGGTTTCACTACTGTAATGGTAGTGGGTCTTGGATATTTTGTTTATTTTGTATGGCAAACAATAACCAATAAGATTGACCCTGCTGTTGATGATATGAAGAAGACTATCATTAGACTGACAGACGCTCTAAGACTTTTAGACCAAGATATGATACGCTTAAAAGAAAAGGTCTTGACTATAGAAAAACTAAAAGATGGCGAAGAAAAAAAAGCAGGTAGAAAAGGAACTGCAATTCGGAAGAAATAAAATACTTATTATAGTAGGGATTCTTGCTGTCGCATTTCTTACTTGTTCACTAGCAGCAGATGAGATCACACACAAATTCAAGTCACCTTCATTCAATGGTTCTCTAAATACCTCGGCCCATTATCTGACCATAGAACAGCAGGAGTATTCCAGAGCTGAGCAACTTCGGAAAGATTTACTGGCCCTTGAAGAACAGAGAAAAAGGGACGAAGAGAACAGTGTAATAAGTCGCTTCCAGAGGAACTTAGAATCACGCATATTCGCTCAGATTAGCAGACAGATAGTAGACAATCTGTTTGGAGAGAATCCAAGCGAGAGTGGAACATTCACACTATTTGGCAACACCATTACTTACACAAGCGATGGTGAATTTATAACATTAACTATTACAGATGAGCTTGGAAATGTCACAGAAATTACCATACCTATTGGTGATCTTACTTTCTAGCTGTAGTCTAGTAGAGATAGACGAAGCCACTAATCCTTATAGGTTCAAAGCAGACACACGAGAAGAAGTACAAATACTTGATCTACAGAGTGAAGCTCTTGCTGCTGTAGAAGTGCCACTCAAAAAGCCAGTAGTAGCAGTCTATCCGACTTCATTTACTGACCAAACAGGTCAAAGAAAAAGCAATAGTAGTTTCGCTTTATTCTCTACAGCTATAACACAAGCGCCTTATACAATACTTATAAGAGCTTTGAAACATGCAGGTAAGGACAATGGAAACTTCTTTACAGTTATAGAAAGAATTAATCTGGATTCGCTCAGCCGAGAAAGACAATTAATTCGTAGTACAAGAAATCAATTTGCAGATAATGGCGAAGGAACAGAGCTACCACCCTTGCTATTTGCAGGTCTTCTTGTGGAAGGTGCTGTAGTAAGTTATGATACTAACTTAGTGACTGGTGGCGCAGGAGCTAGATACCTCGGTATTGGTTCTTCTAGTCAGTACAGACAAGACAATGTGAGCGTAAGTCTCCGTCTTGTATCTGTCGCTACTGGAGAGATACTAATAGAAGTTAGCAGCTCTAAAACTATCTGGTCTACTGGAATATCAGAAGATGTTTTCCGATTCATAGAAATGGGTACAGAACTCGTTGAAATAGAAGTGGGTGCTTCTACCAATGAGAGTGCTACCTTAGCTCTTTCAAAAGCGATAGAACAAGGTGTACTAGAAATAATTAATATCGGTTATGACCGAGGGTTTTGGAAACATGAAAAAGCTAATTAGTTTAAGTCTTATTCTAAGCATGTCTGTTTTGGCTGACGATAATGAAATTTATTTAGATCAAAACGGAAATCAAAGTACAATTAAGATTGAGCAAATTGGTGGTTCTGGAAATATCATAGGTGGTTTGAACTCCACTGCAGGTAGCTTACAGCCGTTTGACCTTGACGGACTTAATATGAATTTACAACTTTATCAAATAGGAAGTAGCAATATTTTCTTAGGTGATATATTGGGTGATAATATTAATTTTGTTTATGACGCTGACGGAGATAGTAATTCTATGACCATCCAAGTAGACCCTAGTAATACTTTTGGCGCTGACACTGGCGACTATGATATAGATATTACAGGCAATACTAACGCTGCTACTCTTGATGTAGGTACTACTGCTCTTGCAGGTACGCTTGATTTAGATTGGATTATCCAAGGTTCTGGCAACACACTAGATTTTGATATTAACTATGATGGAGCAACAAACTTTATGGACCTTGATGGTGACGATAACACTGTAAATTTTACTGGTTCTGGTGCTGCAAATGGTTTCTTCTATCTTGACCAGACAGGCGATGATCGCACCTTTAATATTCAGCAAATAGACACTTTAGATAATGCCTATTTAAAGCTAATCTCAATAGGTGATAATGGTACGATTTGTATTATTCAGTCTGACGGCTCTACCTCTACTGGGTGCTGATTTAGATATAGGCGACATATCAGAGCTTAATGGTAAAGCTCAGATAGTCAGAGATAGGGATTATATTGCAGAGCTAGACTTTGCAATACAATCCAATGACAAAGCAATAACAAAGAATGGCCGTATGGCCATAGAGTTTCTGGATGAATCTATTGTTCGTCTTACAGAAAACAGTTCTCTTCTTATAGATACTTACATCTATGACCCAGACCCAAGCAAAGCAAAGATGTCTCTCAACTTTGCATTAGGGACTACAAGATTTCTTAGTGGAAATGTAGACAGAATGTCAAAGCAAAATGTCACTTTGAAAACACCAAGCGCTAACATATTTATCAGAGGTAGTAGTTTTTCAGCAACAGTAGATGAGTTCGGTAGATCACTTTTAATTAATCTTCCCTATGGTCCAAACGATTCTATGATTGGAGAAATAGAAGTTCAGACTGCTATGGGAAGTGTCATACTATCGCAGCCGTTTGAAGCAACTTCTGTAAATACTTTTGAAAGCATACCAACTTCGCCAGTAATCTTAGACCTTACCTTAGACATCATTGACAATATGCTCATAGTAAATCCACCAAGAGAAGAAGTAAGTTTAGAAGAAGAACAGACAACGCAGACTGCAGACTACTTAGATTTTAATGACTTAGATGTAGATTATTTAGACGAAGATTTTTTAGATAATGAAGCAGACTTAGAATTTACGGAGTTAGATATTAATTATCTGGATGTAAATTTTTTAGAAGATTTGTTAGATGTCCTTGACGCTTTAGATGTAGCTGAGGATGAAGACGCTCTTGCGCTTGAAGGCAGTCTATCCATTGTCGGTACATCTTTTGGACAAGATACAGAGACACAAATAACAACATTCCTAACTGGTCAAGTGCTGACCTTGCAAAGAAATGTTGCAGGTAATGCAAGAGTAGATATAGATAGCGCAGGTTCATATACAGTAATCTTTATTCAAGATGGCGTTTCAAGAACAGTCACAATCAATGGTGGAAGTTCTACTCAAATAACCATAAGACAAGGAAGCTAATATAAATGGTACTTATATTATGAAGCGCATACTATTTGTACTGCTTATAATCTTATCTATACCATTGGTATTTAACTGGACTCCACTGCAAGTAATGAAGATGAGAGTCTTTGATTCTCTGATTGAGACGCCAAACGAGTCTGGTAATTTTATTATTTTAAATATCTCTGAGCAAGACCTAGAGAACTTTGGTGGATGGCCTTTACCAAGAGATATATTTGCGCAGCTTCATTATGCTCTTATTGAATACGGAGCAACTGGTGTGGCCTACGGAATCAGCTTTCCACAAAAAGACAGGATGGGTGGAGATCAAGTCTTTGCTCAAGCATTATCTGAAACTGGTTCAGTGATAGCTATGTTTCCAGATCAAAGTGGCGAGTATCCTAAGACAACTTCTACGATTATCAAAGGAGAAGATATTGGTGGTATGATGTTAGAGGGAGTGAAACAAAACTATCTGGAACTCCGTGAGTCTAGTCTGCAGGGTTTAGCTTTCGCTCCTACAGAAGCAGACCTTATAGTAAGACGAGTACCATTGTTAGCCAGAAGTCCAGACGGATGGATACCAAGTTTCGCCACCCAGATATATAAGCTAGTGACAGGCAGCAATAGCTATATCATTACTACCAATCAGAACGGAATCCAAGAGATAGTCATACAAGGATTGAATCCAGTCAAGACAGATAGCCTTGGAAGAAAATGGATTTCATGGGTAGAAACTCCAGAGATTACACTGCAAGAATTAGATAAAGTAAAAGGACGCTTTGTTATTGTCGGAGTGGACGCTGCAGGTATACAAATACAAATACCAACTCCAGTAGGATTGAAAGAGCCACATAAGGTCCAAGCAGCCTTAGCAGAATCTATCTTAATAGAAGACTCTCCATACATACCAGACTACTCTTTTGGCCTAGAAATACTTATTTTCTTATTATCTGGCGCTCTCATTTGCGTTCTAACGAGTTCTTTTGGTGTGGTTGGTACGCTAACATCCCTTAGTTTTACCTTCGCTCTAACGGCTTCTGGTGGCTTCTGGCTAATCAGAAGTGGTCTACTTATAGATGTTAGTTATACTTTAATATCACAATTTGTTATAGCTAGTACTGGCTTCTTTTTGAAGTTCCGTCAGCAGTACAAACTACGCCAACAAATAAAGAAACAGTTTGAGAAATATTTAGACCCAAGACAAATTGCAAGGCTGCAAAAAAATCCTTCTCTTTTAAAACTTGGTGGAGAGAAACAGTATGCGACTTTCCTCTTTACCGACTTGAGAAATTTTACTTCCATGAGTGAGAGGGTAGGCCCAGAAATGACTTGTTATATTATGAACAAAGCATTGACAGCTCAAGTTTCTGCAGTGCAAAAGTATGACGGATTGGTAGACAAATTTATAGGTGACGCTATGTTTGCACAATTTGGACCACCTCTTGGCCTAGAGAATCATGAAGAAGCTGCGCTTAAGACTGCTATGCAGATACAAAACAATATTAAAATTCTAAATAAAGAGCTTGAAGAAGAAGGGATTGAACCAGTGCAAATAGGTATAGGCATAGAAACAGGCTATGCTGTAGTAGGTAATATGGGTTCTGAAAGTAGGTTTGAATACTCTGCTGTTGGTGACCCAGTAAACTGCGCAGCTAGATATGAGTCAGCTACAAAAGGTTTAGGTGTTGATCTGGTGATTGGACAAACAGCAAAAGACGGCATATCATTTAAGCTCTTACCTCTTGGAGAGATAGAAGCCAAAGGTAAGAAAGAAAAATTACAGGTGTATACATGGGTATAAAAATCGCAGGTGTATTGGGTTTGCTGCTAGTAATATCAGTAGCAGGTTCAGCATGGTACATAGACAGACTACAAGATCAAATCTCAGTCCTTAAAGGTAATGCCATAGCATTAGAAAATTCTATAGCTCAACAAAACGAACAAATCCTACAGCACAAGGCCAAGGCCGAAGCGCTACAAAATCAAAACAATAAACTCGCTTCTCAGAATCAAGAGTCTATGAGAGAAGTAAATAAACTAAGAAACACTTTTGCTTCTCATGACTTAGACAATCTGGCATTAGCCAAACCTGCTTTGATAGAATCTAAGGTAAATAAAGCAGTCAAAAGACTTATGCAAGAGTTCAGAGATATAACAGACCCAGATCAATTCAATGAAGAAGATAATACTGACGGCTAGTTTTGCAGCTCTAATGACAAGCTGCTCAATGATACCGAGCCAAACAAAGCCAGTAGAAGTAGTCACTATTGCTGAGCGTATGCCAATGTATCATCCACCTCTCCCCCTTGAGGTACAACTAGTAGATGTTGATTGGACAGTTCTGACTCCAGAACTTATGGCAGAATATCTACAAAGGATTGAAGCAGGTGAAGCACCACGCTCAGCATACTATGCTTTGACTACAAAAGAGTATGAAAATCTAAGCATGAACATGGCTGAACTTAAAAGATACTTGAAAGATACTCTGCATATTATTGAATTCTATAGAGAATATGAAGATGATGAAGACGAAGAAAATAAGCAGACCAAAGATTAAAGTGTTATGCTAAGGTCTTCAACTAATATAGGAGAGTGAATTATGTTGGAGTTTTTTCAATGGATAAGAATACTCATAGAGATTCTACCTTGGTTGGTTGTAGGTGCTAGTGCTATAGCAGCTATCACACCAACACCAGTAGATGATGGGTGGGTAAAGAAGGCCTATTCTATACTTGACGCAATAGCGCTCAATATCGGTAAGGCCAAAGATAAATAGTAGAGACTATGGAAGTAGTGCCATTTGTATATAACGCTCTTTTAGAAAGAGTGGTAGATGGAGACACTATTGATGTCACCTTGGACCTTGGATTCTCAGTCAAGCTACACAAGCAACGCTGCAGACTTATGGGTATAGACACACCAGAGTCTAGGACAAGGGACTTAAAAGAGAAAGCATTAGGCAAAGCAGCAGCAGCCAGACTATCTGAGCTTTGCGCAGAAAAGCTAGTCATCAAATCAGCAGGTATAGATAAATATGGAAGAATCTTGGCCACGCCATTTACAGAAAATGGTGAGGATATTTGTGCAATTCTTATTAAAGAAGGTCACGCTGTTGAGTACTTTGGTGGTAAAAAAACAAAAGTCTGGGGAGATTATTAAAATGAACAACAACAAAATATCAGCAGAAGGCGTTGGACTTATAAAGAAGTTTGAAGGCCTTGAGCTAGAAGCGTATCAATGCAGCGCTAATGTATGGACCATAGGATATGGCCACACAAAAGGAGTAAAGCAAGGCGATGTAATAAGCGAAGATCATGCCAATCATTTATTAGAGGTAGAGCTAGAAGAGTATGAAGGCTATGTAAATCAATATGTAAAAGTGCCACTCAAGCAGTGCCACCATGATTCTTTAACTGCTTTCGTTTACAATCTTGGGCCAAATAATTTCATGAGTTCTACACTCCTTCGTGTCTTGAACGAAGGTCAATATGACGAAGTCCCTGCGCAGATTAAAAGATGGAACAAAGCAGGTGGCCAAGTCCTTGAAGGATTGGTTAGACGAAGAGAAGCAGAAGCATTATTATTTGAGGGCAAGGACTGGACACATATCTAAATGGCATTAAGTAAGACTCAGACGAGGAGACTAGGTGGGATACTATCCATAATGTTTGGTGATAGTATGCCGAGTGAAGTATTAACAGAGCTTATAAAGGAAGGCTTTGTAGAGATAGTAGAGGACAAAGCCTTGCTATCGCAGAAGGGTATGGACGAAAAGCGAAGGCTCTGTACTCTTGCAGGTTTAAATATTGCTTACTCATCTGAGCGAAAAGCTACAGAATCACCAGATTCGGCTTCACCAGATCACGCCTAACGCATTTTGTTAGGGTAGGCAAGGGTCTAGGTATCCCTAAAATTACCTAAAGTTAATTACTTGTGCGTATCTGGATTCGTGTTTTGGCATGTGATACCCATACTGTTTTCTGAATATAGACTGTCCTTCATCTTCGCTATAGTATTTTCTATTCTCACACTTAGCTTCATAGTCAGCCATGTCTTTCCAAATCCAGTAATTCATTTCGTATGATTTTCTGACATCATATTTGAATTGTTTATATGGTGCTATCTCTTTCATTTTTTCTCCCTCTTCTTTTCTGGTCCTCTACAGCTAGTGTAGACTCCCAAGCGAACAGACCTGCTAAGACTGTTATGACAACAGTAAATAAGCAGTTAATCTACAAGCTCCTCTCTCTGCTCAAGATTATGAAAGTAGTTCTGGAGCAGCATTTGAATCCTTGGATTGATGTTAGAGTATCCGTTTTCAAACCTAGCAATCATTGACCGATTAGGTTTTCCTTTAACTTCATAGCCTAAGTACTTGGCCACATCCGTTTGTGATACTCCGTGTTTCTCTCTAAGTCTTTGTAGTTTAGTTCCGTCCATGGTTAAATTATAAGTCCTCTAGTTTTTATTGCAACTTTATTTCTCAGCTACAATCTGTAATTTATTAGAATGAATCTTCTTTATCTGGCCAGTCTCTTCGTCCATAAAAAGAATGATCTTTTTGTTCAGCTTACTACGGCCATAGTATTGGCCGTAGATAGCTTGGTTCTTTACCTTTAGTCTCCAAGACATTATGACTTCTCCTCTTGAATTAACTCACAAGCATAATCATAAGCTGACTTCCATGAATCAAAAGTCCACTCTCTAATATCAGAGTCTTCGTCCCAGTCATATTCTTTTCTCTTATCAAGAACATCAATGACTGTTCTCCAAGTATAGTCCTCGTCTCGCTCAATATTTAGCCACTCAATCTCTTGGACCAGAGACATACACTTCTGCTTAGGACTCTGAGGTTTGGCAACTAAGACTGTCTTCTTCTCAAGCTGCTCTGGAGTATTCTCCTTCTCATACTTGGCAATCTTCTTCTGGTCAGCCTTGATTCTTTTCTCAGCCGACTTGACAGCGCTTGTATATTTTTTAAGCAGCCTTTTATTGTTGGCCAGTCTACTCTTAGCAGCTCTGTAATTCTTACCAACTATGTTTTCTTTTTCAATGAACTCATGGTCAGCTATAACCATAGCTACCTCTACTGCTTCTGTAGACTTCTCAATGTAAAGATTCTCTACGCAATACTTGACTAACTTTAATTCCAAGACAGCATGTTCTGCGCAGTGAGGTCTGAGATCAGTATTGTATGCGTGAATACAATGTCCAAGATCATGAACTATATGCGCCCATCCAAAGTCACAATTTATATTGAAGTGAGAGTTTTGGTTTGGCCACTTTCTTCTAGGCCAAGAATGACTACGGCCAGATACTTGCTTGTACTCTAGGCCCTTAAACCATCTTTTGTAGACAGAAGGTTTACAAAACTTTTTCAATGCCAACTGAACAAACTTCTTGGCAATATCAAAGTCAACTCTCTCAAGTTTATTTTCATACGCAGAATTCTCTTCACCCCAAGTGGTGCGTGATTCTTTGTATAACTTATTTGCAGGAGTGACACCATTAGCCACCCATAACGAGTCTAGTTTTTTATAAAGCTCTAGTGCTTCTTGCGATGTTTTCATATTTATTTTCTCCTATATTTATTTAACATACAGTACCCATTATACAGGAAGTAGTTATTATTGCAACTATTAAATATTAGAAGGGTAGGTCGCCATCTTGATCTATGTAAAATTTTGCACCCTCATATTGTGCTTGTGCATATTTTTTTCCAAGGTCTGGGTCAAGGCCATACGCTTCAAAAAGATTCTTCTCAGTGCCGTGTTTTGTATGCAGCTCCATGTGGTGTTTCATACATAAAGGTATACAATTCTGGTCACCAGAACGCATAGAAGCTCCTCTAACGCCATCCCAAGGCTTGAGTAGATGGTGAGCTTGGGTAGGTCCACTGCAGCAGCTAGAGCCAATCTTTTGACCTATCAGACATGTCAGACCTTGAATGAATCTGACATGTCTCTTGTCTCTGTATTGTTTATTAGCCATTAAAACTTTGGCTTGAAATCATCTACAGGTTGCTCTGGTTCTACATTGGTTTCAGCTACATCATCTACCAATTCAAATCCAAGACTTGAATATGGTCTACCTGCAGCAGACTCCTTGGCCCAGATACCAAGTTTATAGATCAAAGGTACATCATATTTAGCAAGTCCGTCATAGACTTTTCTGACATCTTCATTCTCTTCGCCAAGAGCTTTTAGATCAGACATGTATCTTTTAAAGTCATCGTTCCTCACCAAAGGCATTGTGACTTTTCCACCCATGTCTGGACTAGCTTCACTCTTTTTATTTTCTGGCGCATTGTAATGAAGCAGTCCCATAGAAACTAACATTTCATATTGGGTCTGGCCTTCATTATTTTTTTTCTCAATGACCATGCCATAATATTTTTTACCATCTAAATGGAATGTACCCTTCCTCAGAATCTTAGCGTCTGGGTCAGAGAACATAGCTCCATAGTTATCATTATCAAAAGATTTATCTTCCATAATTTACTCCGTTATAAGTTTATATTCATAGCCTTTTCTACCTGCAATCCGTCTACTGACTAAGACCTCTTTGTCCATAGGCAAGTTATATTTTATTCTACAATAATCCTTGCGCATATTTCTGGTCGCAGCAGCAATAGAGTTTTCGCCATAGAAAGTGCCAGTGTTATTCTTGATGACTCGCTGTAAATCCCAATAGGTCCAGTATTGTCCGTCCCTCATTGTAAGAAATACAGCGTCATCTAGTGTCAGCTTCTTAGCCATTAGAACTTCTTAGGACTACCCTCTGCGTCCTTGACTGTAGTTTTTGGTGATATGGTTTTGACTTGTTTATGTTCTTCAAGTCTAGCTGCGACTGCAGCATTACCATCATCATCGTCAGTAGTTCCAACACCAGTGGCCAACATTAAACTATAGCGTCTTGCATAGCTCAGTGCTGAACCAAAGCCGTGAGGATTATTCTTAGGCGCAGGAATGTAAACTCTACCATTACTGATTGAGCCACCATGGCCATAAAGAATTGTCTCAACAACAACACCAGTATCATGCTCTGATACTACTTGGTGAAAGTAGATACCATTCTTATTCAATGGTTCTTTCACTGCAAGTAGAACAGCGTTAAGTGTGGCATAGCCACTATTGAAAGCAGGGTTCTTTGCGTCCTTAGACACGCTTTCAATTTCGGTTTGCGCCTTGATTAGCGCAGTTATTAATCCATCATTTATCTTCATTTTATACTCCTATATATTTATAAATAATTTCTTCGCTCCCTCTATCTCAGTGGGAGTCCAGAAGTTCATAAAGTTATCATTACTCAAGTTTGGCTCAAGACATGATAATTTACAGACCTCTGTAATATCGTCAGACAGAGAAAGCAAACGCTCCATCTTTCTGACAATTCGGTAGATGTCCTCAATGTATTGATCTACATTGGGAACTTCAAAACTAATTATGTCGGCTTTGGATGTTGTCATATAGACATAGTCTATGATCGGTGGCTTACCAGTAGCCAACGAGTAGAAAGACAACTGTCTTCCGTAAAACTCGGAAACCTCTTTAGGTTCTCTACTCGCTGTCTTCAAGTCACGGACTGAATCTTCAAACAGATAATCAACACGGCCCACTATGGGTATTGGAAAATCATCAATCTGAAACTCAACATTCTCTTGCATAGCAATCGGCTTACCAAGACTTCTATATCTCTTGATAATATCTGGCATAAACTTCAAACACTTTTCCTTGTTCTTGTTATGTGCGCTGATTGAGTATTGATCTTCTGGCAGTTTCATATTCTCTATCTCATCAAAAACTTCTAGGCCATGAGCAATACATGTCTCTGGTTTCAGTCTTAGATTATTTAGAGCTGCGTTTAACATTGACTCTACTGCATTACCATTAGTAAAAGCAGGTGAATATTGTTGGTCATAATATCCTGCAGTATTGACGAGCCATTTTGCAGGGTCTCTTACGAATTTATTGAATTGATTGGGACTTAATTTTGTAATCCCATGAGCTTCAAAAACATTGTTTTTCATTTTATCTCCTATTTATTTTCAAGTTATAGTGTTGTTATTATAACTATTTATGATATGGTTGCAATAGGAACTAGACAAAAAAGTATTATTAAATTATATTGGAGATTACATGAGCATACAGGGATTAAATTGGTGTCTTGAAAACGCAGAGAATTGTGACATGCCGAGTGAGGTTGCAATTCTTTTTTTATTATCCAACTACGCAGACGAAAATCAGAGCGCCTATCCAAGTGAAAAATGGCTAGGTCAAAAAGCAAGAATCTCTGACAGGCAAGTCAGACGCATACTCACAAAACTTGTGGACAAAGGGTTGATAACTGTTGAGAAGAGAAGAGGTACTTCAAACAGATATTATCTATGTATGGACTCAGAGGTCCAAAAAGGTAGGACATCCACTTCCTCTAATACTAAAGTAGAAACTAAAGATATATATGGGCCAGAGTTCAATGAGTTCTGGAAGAGTTATCCACGGAAGGTTGGAAAGTATCCTGCAGCCAAATCATTTTTGAAAGAATCCAGAAGAGTAGACCCAAAGATATTAGTCCAGAAAGCTAAGTGGTTTGCATTAGAACAACAGAACACTGAGGAGTGCTTTATCAAACATCCTACAACTTGGCTAAACCAAAGACTGTATGACGAGATAAAGAAACCAAAATTAATAAATAAAAAATCCAAGTCATGGATACAAGGATAGGAGAATAAAATGAATATGATAGATATTTTATATAATGAGAATATAAAACTTAAAAGCTACAGTGAGGGTAGCTACAAAACAAAATGCAGTGCATGTCAGCCACCTCATGACTCAAAAGATAATCCATTGAGTGTCACTATTCAATCAGATCATGCAGTTTGGAATTGTCATCATTGTGGAAGAACAGGAACTACCATGCGTGGCAAGACTCATAATTTTGTAGCACGGCCAAAGAAAGTTTTTATTGCACCAAAAACTCCACAAAATCCTAAGAAGCCAGAGACTTTATACTCGTGGTTTAGCAACAGAGGAATATCAAAAGAGACAGTAGAAAAAAAAGATATATATATTGACCAAGAAGTTTGGATAGCTCTTCCATATAAGGATGAGAATAAGGCAACAGTCAATATTAAATACAGAAGTAAATCAAAAAAATTCAAGCAGACTCCTAACGCAAAACGAACTCTCTATAATTATGACTTGGCCTATGACCAAGACACTATCATTTTTGTGGAAGGAGAAATGGATGTTCTTAGTCTGATAGAGGTAGGGTATGAAAATGCTGTATCTCTACCAGACGGAGCGCCAAAAGAAGCAAAGTTTAATGAGAAAGACGCAAGGTTTACAGCCTTAGAAAACTGTCCACTCAAGGCTAAAAAAGTAATCCTATTTACAGATAATGATGAAGCAGGACAAGCTCTTCATGCTGAGCTGCTGCATAGATTCGGAAAGGATATGTGTTGGTTTGTTGAATATCCTAGCGACTGTAAGGACGCAAATGAGGTCCTTGTAAAGCATGGTCCTATGAGATTAAAGAATATGATTGAGACTGCCAAGCCATATCCAGTGGATGGACTTTATAGTGCCAATGAGTTTTATGGAGCAGTGATTGATCTTTACAATGGCAATTATGCAAAGCCAGTAGAGATTGGATATGACGAGCTAGATAAAATCTACAAAGTCTTGCGAGGGACATTTCATGTTATCACTGGTATTCCAAATCATGGTAAGTCATCTTGGCTAGATCAGATATTATTAAAACTTAGCAAGGAACATAATTGGAGATATGCAGTATATTCTCCAGAACATTCTACGGCTATGCACCTTAGAAGGTTGGTGCAAATGCACCTACAAAAATCTTTTGACGAAGGCTTTAACAATAGAATGTCAAGAGACGAACTTCAAGCTGCGCTTGATTGGTTGAATGAAAGATTTTATTTCATTGAAACACCAGAGAGTGTTCCAGATATAGATTACATTTTAGATGTCGCTAAAAGCTCTGTATTGAAGTATGGCTGCGATGGCCTAGTGATAGACCCTTACAATGAAGTAAGCGCTTCTAGGGACGCTTCTAAGCGTGAGGATGAGCATATCCGAGACTTTATATCAAAGTGCAAAAGGTTTGCTCGTGTGCATGACATAGTGGTTTGGATAGTGGCCCATCCAACAAAGCAGCAAAAAAATAATAAAGGAGAGTTTGACCCAGTCACGGCCTATGATATTTCTGGCGCAAGTCATTGGAACAATCAGAGCGACTGTATTCTATCAATACATAGAATGTTTGAGGATGACTCTATACAAGTACTTACTCGCAAGATCAGAGAGCAGGGTTTGTATGGCCAGATTGGTGAAGCAAGATTTTATTACAACGCTTCAAAGAGGGTGTTTGAAGAACGAGGAGAACCGACTTTTTCTTACAAAGATATTTATAAAGACTAGGAGAAACTATGAAACTACATTTTGAAAACAAGAAACCAAATACTCAGACAGTCCAGTTTAGGATTGACCCAGAGACAAACAAAAAGCTGACGGCTCTTAGAAAATATTACATGGTCAAGAATGGTGAGCTTATAAAGAAAATGATTGATCTTTGCTACGATGAAATAAAGTAAATTAATAGTTGTTATTTTAACTAGGGTGTGTATAATAACTAGTATGTCAAATATAAATAAAGGAGATAACATGAAAGACATATATGAATGTATGACGGAAAAAGAACATTACATGTTTTATGATTCGTCTGTTGATAAACACTACATGAAAATGAAGTGGATAGAAGAGTGTAAAGAGACTATCAAAGAAATCATTTCTACTTTGGCTGAACTTGGACAGACTCAAGTCAGTACTTCTCAGCTAAAGATTAGACTAATGTGGTGGGAAAGGGATGGTAATTTTCTTACTGAGACTGAGTTCTATGAACTTAAAATGGCCAGAGGTGAGAAGCTGACACCATACCAAAAGAAAAAGTACGAAATGCACAAAGAGAATTTTAGGAATGTACTTGAAATGAAAAGGGAGTATGAGCGTGAAAATAGTTAGTAAATATATTGGAGCAGATTTCTATGGTGACCACTATCAAGTGGTCATCAACGGCAAGAAGTTTCCAAGAGAGAGAGGTTGCAATTACATTGTGACTCAATACTGGGAAGACAAAAAAGCTAGAGCTGAGCAGTTAGCTGTAGCTGAGTATCAAGGTAAATATGTATCCAGAGGTGGACAGATTTACGAAGATGAGGAAGCGTATCACCAAGCTATGGAGATACAGGACGAGCTGTATGGATGATAAGAAAAAATTAATTCTTAACAAGTTTGTCAAGGATATGACTGGCTACTGGGAAACTTATCCCAAGCCAGTTATGCCAGTAGATGACAGAATCAATACTTTTAATGAGTACCTAGATTACATAAAAGAAAGGTATGCAATTATCTGGTGTACTCAAAGCGCCAGTTCAAAAGATAATATAGATGACTTGCAGCAAAGAACATACAGAAAACAGATCAAGTTTTTTGACACCAACAAAGACATGCAAGAGTTTAGCAGATCAATCAAACATGACTACCATACTCAATACAATATAAAAAATATTTATATACAAGGATACAAACACATAGAAGATGTCCGTGATCTTGCCAACAATATTTTTTATGGATGTAATCATACCAATGACAACATAGATTATATTGAATGTTTTAGACATATACATTTTGATGATTTTGATTATTAATATAGGAGAATAAAATGAAAGATAAATTGAATTGTAAAAAGTGCGAAAGGATAAAAAAACTTATGAAAGAAAATGGCTACACTGTTGAGAATGGATATGAAGAAGTCATACCTAAGTGCAACGAGTGTAGACAAGACTATCAGAAATGGCTGCAGGTGAATGAAGGCTCTCTGGATAATTTACCGATGGTTAGAGACGCTGTAATCGCTTTGGCCAATAAGGGTATAGTTATCAATATGCACGATAGTCTTTTTGACATTCTTAATAATCTCAATGGCGATGACAGAGAAATGTTTAAGACTGCTCTTAAGTATCCGAAAGGCATACCCAATAACCTAGTATCATGAATAACATAGTGCTGCAAAGATTGATACATGGGTATCAGCTCATAGACACTAAGCATTTTGACGCTGCTTTTAACGCACAAGAGAAACCATTTATATCTGCAGAAGATGGTCCATTTAATCCTCAGAAGAATTTTGATTATCAGTCACACCATGATTTACATAATCCAAACTTCGGTAATGAGTTTTCAAAAGAGTGGGCCAAGACATTTACCATACCACCACATGTAGCTACTGGTATGAAACAGCAAACAAAAAATCCAGACCCTACTGCAGAATACTATGACAAAGACACTGGTGAATTTTTGAAAGTAGATCAGATGTCTCAGTTCCAAAAAGATAATGCAGTCAATTTTACAATACCACCAACACTCATGAGAAAGGCCATGCAGAATCTATCTTATGATATTACACAAGCAGGAAAGTTCTATTTGAATGTGAAGCCAGAAGAAGAACTTACTGAGAAAGAAATAAGAGACTGTATTCAAGACATAAAAATCTATTGTCCATATCCAAAAACATTTCTGCAATATGAGACACCAGACTTCATATTTAATTTACTGGCGACAGAAGTAATGACAGAAGCAGCAAATGAAGAAGACGCAAAACAATATGAGAAAGAAACTGGTAGAAATAGAGACACTGCTTTCCATACAGTCATAGACTTTAATCTCAATGTCTGGTCAAAAGAACAGAAAGCATTTCAGACTGACTTATCTCAGACAAGGATATTTTTTTACAAAGACCCAGAGAACTCTATAGGTGTAAAGTATGACAGCGAAGTGCTACCAAACTTCTGGTCTAATGTGACAGAACATAATCATCCTGCAGCAGAAACTTTTAGAGGAAGCTGCGTATCAATATGGTTAGCCTTTATGGTCTATATCCAATATTCGCAGATAGCAGAAAAGAAAGAAAAGAAAGGAAGAGGTAATGTGTGGATGGATATACCAATGAGGAAGCATAGTCTGTCTGAGTATAGGCGCAAACCTACTTTCGCACATATAGAAGTGGACATCAAAATGTACGAGGAGAGCCACGGAAATGTGCAAGGTGATGGTAAGACAGAGGGTAAGGCATTACATAGCGTTAGAAAGCATTTAAGGACCTACAGTACAGGTAAAAAGACTTGGGTAAAGGCTCACTTTAGAGGTAGTAAAGAGTATGGAGTAGTCACTAAGGACTACAATGTTCCTTCTCAGATTTCTTGATAGTTGGTTTACAAACCATTATGATTGAGAAAACTTGAGAAATAATGAACAAAAAAGTGACCAAACTAGACAAGACTCTAAAGGAGAAAATCAGAAACCTATATGTCCAAGGGTTTGATAACGAGCAGGGTGAGAGGGTCATGTACTCTCTTGCAGAACTAGCAAAACAATTCTCAGTAGGCCAATCTACTCTCTATAGACATGCAAGGAATGAAGACTGGAAAATACAACAAGATCAGTTCCAAGCCGAATACCTATCAGAGCTTGATGAAAAGAGAAGAGAAGTATTAGTTCAAGACAGTGTCAAGTTTGATTCAGACACATTAGACATATCAAAAACTTTACTAAGACAGATTGCCAGTCTTATAAAAGAAAGCGAAGAAAGAAAAAGTATCACACCAAATTTATTATCTACTATTGCAGAAGCAACATATAAGGTACAGCGAGTAGCAAAACTGGCCCTTGGTGAAGCGACTGACAATATGAACCTAAACGCAAATGTCAAAGACACAACAGCTTTCAAAGAAGCTATGGAACTCTTGGACGAGATTGCAGACGCCAAGCGAACTGGCGACATGGAATCTCTACACTAACTGGCTAAAGACAGCAAGAGAGAAACAGCTACAGCCGATGTCAGATCATTTTATCTGGCTTATACTCGCAGGTAGAGGGTGGGGAAAAACACGGACTGGAGCGCAAGACATAGCTCTCTATGCTTTGAAGAATCCAAATACTATATGCGCAGTAGTAGCTCCTACTTTCGGTGACCTAAGAAGAGTTTGTTTTGGTGGCGACTCTGGACTTCTATCTATTATTCCAGAAGATTGTTATGACAAAAACTATGGGACAAATGGATACTCTCAGACAACACAAGAAATTAGATTGGCCAATGGGTCAAAGATTGTTGGCTTTGCTGCTATCAAACCAGACAGATTAAGAGGTCCACAATATCATAGAGTTTGGGCCGATGAATTATGTGCATGGCAAGACCCACAAGAAGTATTTGACCAGATCATGTTTGGCCTTAGACTTGGTGACAGACCTCAATGTGTAATCACTACAACACCTAAACCTATCAAGCTAATCAAAGAACTTGTCACAAGAAAAGATGTTGCTATAACCAAAGGCAACACCTTTGAGAATCAAGAGAACTTAGCTGAGTCTGCTTTGGCCATGATGTTGGAAAGATATGAGGGTACATCTATAGGCCGACAAGAACTTTATGCAGAAGTGCTAGAAGATGTTGAAGGCGCTTTATGGAATGTCAATATGATAGAGTCACAAAGATTACCAGAGGGTACAGATATAGAGCTGCAACAAATTGTGGTAGGTATTGACCCTGCAGTGACCAGTGGAGAGAAGGCTGACGAGACTGGCATTGTAGTTGCAGGTAAAGATAACCAAGGACACTTCTATATACTTGAGGACCTTAGTGGGAGACATAGTCCAGACAAATGGTGTAGAATAGCTGTAAGAGCTTTCTATGAATGGGAAGCAGATAGGATTGTCGCAGAGGTGAACAATGGTGGTGACCTAGTAGAAAGGCTGCTGAGGACTATAGATGATACAGTTCCATACAGAGCAGTCAGAGCTACACGAGGGAAGATTTTACGAGCCGAACCGATAGCTGCTTTGTACGAGCAGGGTAGGTGTCACCATATTGGATTCTACGAGGATTTAGAAGCTCAAATGTGTACTTACACTGGCCTATCAAAAGAAGCAAGTCCAGATAGACTGGACGCTTTGGTATGGAGCTTGTTTGAATTAAGCAAGTCTCGTGGTAATGTAAACTGGAGAATTACATAATGGCAAAAGAAAGAACATTTTTTCAGCGACTCTTCGGATTGAATCAAGAAGAAAAGCAAATGGGTAATACAAATATGCTTGGCTACTTTGGCGTAAACTCTAGTGGCAAAGATTACAAGTACCAAGACCTAGCCAAAGAAGGCTACCTACAAAATCCAATAGTCTATAAATGTGTTAATGAAATAGCCAAAGGTGCTGCTGCTGTTCCATATAAAATCAAAGCAGGTGACACTCCTCTTGAGAATCATCCTTTGATGGACCTGCTAGACAGGCCTAATCCTCTTGAATCTTACTATGAGTTCATGAGCAGTCTCTTTGGCTTCTTACTTCTTTCTGGTAATGCTTATGTACTAAAAGCAGGTGGCTCATTAGGGACGCCAAGAGAGCTACATCTTTTGAGACCAGATAGGATTACTATAAAAGGAAGTGGTAAAGCTATACCAAGTAGATATGACTACACTGTCGGTGGTAGATTAGAAGCAAGTTATGAAGTAGATCAAGAAAACGGATTCTCTGAATTGAAACATATAAAGCTCTGGTCACCTCTTGATGATTACTACGGCTGCAGTCCATTAGCTGCTGCTGCAGTAGAAGTAGATCAGTTCAATATGGCCAGTACTCATAATGTAAATCTATTAAGTAATGGAGCAAGACCAAGTGGAGCTGTCATATTTAAACCAAGAGACGAGCAAGGCTTTTCAATAAACTTATCCGATTCCCAAAGACAACAGCTACTAACAGACATCAACAATAGATTCAGTGGGTCAAACAATGCAGGTAGACCTCTATTATTAGAAGGCGATTTTGATTGGAAAGAAATGGGACTGTCTCCGAAGGACATGGATTTCCTCAATTTAAAACACATGAGTGCGAGTGATATTGCGCTTTGCTTCGGAGTTCCGTCCCAGTTAGTTGGAGTGCCAGACGCTCAGACTTACGCAAATGTTGCAGAAGCTCGTCTTGCATTGTATGAAGAGACTATCATACCCTTCCTTAAAAAAATCGCTTCTGACTTAAATGAGTGGCTTATACCTATGTTTGATGACAGACTTACTCTTGAGTTTGACATTGACGCCATACCTGCTTTGTCAGAAAGAAGAAAAAGAATATATGAGAATGTGACCTCTGCAGTAGCGCAGGGAATCATGTCAAGAAATGAAGCAAGAGCTGCCATAGGCTTAGAGCCAAAGAAAGGTGCTGACGATTTACTAGTACCTGCTACCCTATTCCCTCTTGGAGACGAGTCCGTCCCAGAGCCAGAGAATCCAGTCCAAGAACAAGACCTTGAAGAATACATGCCAGACGATGAGGACGATGTAGACGATAAGGAAGTTGATGAATATTATCTAGCCGAAGAGAAAGCTCTTGAGGATATAGATACTAAGCCTACAGCTTCTATGGCTGAGGAAGCGCAGAGAGGACTTGATTGGAGAAAGGAGTTCAACCGAGGTGGGACTTCTGTTGGTGTTGCTAGAGCAAACCAATTAGTCAATAGAGAAAATCTATCTATATCTACTGTAAAGAGAATGTTTAGTTTTTTCTCTAGGCATGAAGTGGATAAACAAGGCCAAGGTTTTAGACAAGGCCAAGAGGGTTATCCAAGCGCAGGTAGAATCGCTTGGGCCTTGTGGGGTGGTGACGATGGTTTCTCTTGGGCCAAGAAAGTAAGAAAGCAGATAGAGATTGAAGAAGATAAACTGTATGCCTTAGAAGAGCATATAGATACAAAGGACTTGGAAGAGAAAGCACCAAGCATTTCTGGTCCAATGCGAAAAGCATTAGAGAAGAAAGTAAAAGATCATAATGAAAAGTATGGTGACAGCAAGACTAAGAAAACAAACATAAGAACTTTGGAAGCTGTCTTCCGAAGAGGTGTAGGTGCATACAGAACTAATCCTCAATCAGTCAGACCAAATGTGACAGGACCAGACCAGTGGGCCTTGGCCAGAGTGAACAGCTACCTTAGAGCTTTGAGAACAGGAAGATTCAGAAGTGGTAAACATGACACCGATTTATTTCCAAAGGGCCATCCTCTCTCAAGCAAAACATGAAGCGACAGAAGAAACAATTTCATGACATAAGACTTGGTAGAGTAAGCATACAAAGAGAAGCGCTGAAAGCCAGAGTCACCAGAGATAGATTAGAAAGAAGAAACTTCAAAGAGCTTCGTGCTGTCTTCTCTAAGTGGCTAAATGGTCAAGCCTATATGTATAGAGAGTTTGGAGTTTACGAGCCAGTAGCAGCTTCTATGGCGCTCAGAGAATCATTAATACCTATCATGCAGCAACATATAAAAAGAATCTTTGCTGTTATCTATGAGGGTAATGAACAAAGATACTTTAGTGTGAAACAAGAAGCTCTGGTCTTTGGTAGAAATCAAGATATAGATATATTAGTTTCAAGATACTTTACTGGTAGAATTGACTTCTTAGACGGCCTTAGCTCTCGTCTAAGCGAACAGATTAAGAAGATAATAGAAGAAGGTCAATTAGAAGGACAATCGCTCCCAGAGATTTCTAGGACGCTTGTGACTAGAGTTGGAGCTTTGACAATGAGAAGAGCAGCTTTGATAGCAAGAACAGAAACTCATGGAGCTGCAAGTTTTGCTCATGACCAATATTATCAAACAGTCCAAGACGATACTGGTATAGAAATGAAAAAGAAATGGGTGGCCACAAACGATGAACGGACAAGGCCAGATCATTTTGCGATGAACGCAAAGCCAAGTATAGATATGAGTGAAAAGTTTGAGGTCGGTGGTGCAAGAATGAAACATGCAGGTGACCCTGCAGGTGGTGCAAAGAATGTTATAAACTGCAGATGTAATATAATTTATTTGGACGCCAGAGACATGGAAGAGGATTGATCTCTATATATTGTGCGTTTTTCAGAGTTGGAGTACTATATATAGGATTATGCACCTTCGTTTTTAAGTGGTATGATTGACAAGAGCATTTTATTAGGAGATGACACATGGCAAGTAATTTAGAAAGCAGTGTCAGTACCAGTGGGTATATTAAAGAAATAGAAGAATCTAATGACTCAAAAGCAGAACTCAGAAGGGATGTATTCTCTACTGAGAAAGAAGCAGCCGACAGAGCTGAGGAAATAGGATGTGTAGGAACACATGCACATGACGAAGATGGACAAGAAGTCTTTATGCCATGTAAGACTCACGAAGAATACATAGACAAAGTCGGAATGGATGTCCGACAAGAAGAAGAACATCAAGAAGTCAAAGCCGAGATCAAAGCGTACCACGATGAGGATGAAGACGAAGACAAACAATATGGAAAGTTTGAAGGGTATGGTTCTGTCTTTGGCAATAAAGATTTAGGGAATGATGTAATTCAATCTGGCGCTTTTGCAAAATCACTAAAGCGTAAAAAACCAAAAGATGTAAAACTTCTATATCAACATAAATCAGAAATGCCTATCGGTGTTTTTGATGAAATCAAAGAAGACGGACATGGTCTTTATGTAAAAGGAAGACTAGCTCTGCAAACACAAGCAGGGAAAGAAGCATACGAATTAATGAAGATGGGTGCATTGGATGGCCTAAGCATAGGCTTCCGTGTAAATCCAGACGAAGTTTCATACGATAAGCGCTCAAGAAAGCGTATTATCAAAGAAGTAGAACTTATGGAAGTATCACTTGTGACCTTCCCTATGAATCCGAAAGCGAAGATTAGGAGTGTCAAGGGTGATAGTATTTCCGTTAGGGAGTGGGAGAATGGACTGCGAGACGCTTTCGCATTATCTCGTTCAGAAGCAAAAGTGGCTGCAGCAGCAGTACACAAGTCTTTTGGTCAGCGAGACGCTGACTCTACGGCTGAACTGGTAGACGCCATAAAAAACTTAACTTTAACCTTAAAATCTTAATAGGAGATTAATATGTCGGAAGATGTAAAAAACGCTATTCAAGAAATGGGATCAACCTTCAATGAATTTAAGAAGGTCAATGACGAAAGACTTGAAAAGCTAGAGAAAGGTGAAAGCACTGCTGTTCTTGACGAGAAGATGGCGAAGATTGAATCTAAGTTAGATTCTCTTGAAGAAGTTAATCAACAATTAACTAAAGCAGAGCAAAGCCAAAATGCCATTAAGGAGCAAGTTGATAAACTAGAGACTGTATTAAGCAGACCAAACTCTGGTTTTGAATCTAAGCAAGTTGATGAGCTAACTAAGGCTTTTGATTTGTACTGCAGAAAGGGCGCAGAAGCTCTGACTCCAGACGAGAAAAAAGCATTAACTGTATCTAATGACTCTACAGGTGGTTATTTAGCACCACCAGAGTATGTGAGAGAACTGATTAAGGATGTGACTGAAATCTCACCTATCCGTTCTATCGGTAAAGTCAGAAGTACAGGACAAAGAAGTATCCAGATTCCTAAAAGAACTGGACAATTCGCAGCCCAATGGGTGGCTGAGAGTGGTACTAGAAGTGAGACTACTGGTTATCAAGTAGGCCTTGAAGAGATACCTGCGCATGAGCATTACGCTCTTGTAGATATTTCTGAGCAAGACTTAGAAGATACAGTATTTGACTTAGAAGCAGAAATGCAATCTGAGTTCTCTGAGCAGTTTGCGAAAGCAGAAGGCGCAGCTTTTGTTTCTGGTGACGCTGTTGGTAAGCCAGAAGGATTTATGACTAACTCAAGTGTGAGTGAAGTAAATAGTGGAAGTGGTACAGCTATAACGGCTGACTCTTTGATCTCTTTAGTTCATAACATTAAGAGTGAGTACGGAAGAAATGGTGTGTTTGTATTTAATAGAAACACATTAGCAGCTATCAGAAAACTGAAAGACACTGCAGGTCAATATGTATTCCAAGCAGGGATGAACCTACAAGGTGGAGCTACAGCTACTATCTTAGGTTATAACTATGTGGAAGCTAGTGACATGCCTAATGTTGCAGGTAATGCTTTTCCAGTCGCCTTTGGTGATTTTGCAAGAGCATATATGATAGTGGACAGAGTAGCATTAGCTGTTCTGAGAGACCCATTCACACAAGCTACTTCTGGTAATGTAAGATATGTTGCAAGAAGAAGAGTTGGTGGACAGGTAGTCCTTCCAGAAGCATTAACAAAACTTAAAATATCAGCGTAAGCGAGGAGTAAATAGATATGAAAGATTTAGCAAATAATCTAATCGGTGTTCAATCACTAGCTCCTGCAGTCAGAACTGCTGACGCCAATGGTACTGGAGTAGACCTACAATTCTTTGAAGGTGCTATGGCTATAGTTGATGTTGGAGCAGAAGGCGATACACTGAGTTCGTCTGTCAAGATTGATTTCAAATTGGAACATTCTGACGATGACAGTTCTTACTCAGCAGTAAGCTCTTCACTAGATGTCACTGACGGAAGTGTAGATTCTAATGGAATCTTCGCAACCTTTGATGACAACGCAGAAGCTCCTGCTATAGCAGCTATCGGTTATGTCGGTGGTAAGCGTTATATTAGAGTAGTAGCAGACTTTACAGGTTCTCATTCAAGTGGGACACCTATGGGTGCTATGATTCTTAAAGGCGTACCTAGACATGCAGGTGGAGCTGACAGTAGCTCTAGTTCATAATTGAACTTACGAGGTGGTCTTAGGGCCACCTCATTTTATTAAGGAATTAATATGGCAAATAAGAAATACAAAATTTTAGTACCGAAGCCATGCGCTGTTGATGAGCATGGTATGGATGTCCAGTTAATGAAAGCTGATTCAATAATAGAAGCTGACAATGATGTCATGAATTCTAATATGGAACAGTTTGTGCAAAATGGATGGGCCATGGAAGTCAAGGTAGACTCTGCTGACGAAACAGTAGAAGTAGAAGCTGAGATCAAAAGAGCAAGAAACGAAGATGGTACATTGAAAGGCGATGACCCTAGTACACCAGATGTCAATGAAGCATGGGAAGGTGGTGAAGCGCCAGTCAAGAAATCATCTAAGAAAAAATCTACAGCAAAGAAATCTACCAAGAAAAAAAGCTAGGACACTCATAGGTACATAGCCATCTAAAAGGGTGGTATAGTAATTAAAGCAGACGCTAAAGTTTATGACAGCAGTCATATATAAACTAGGAATATTATATGAGTGCAGGTTTTTTTCATTTTATCATTGAGCAGGGTGCTACATTTAAGCATACTCTAACGCTTAAAGACTCTGCAGATTCACTCATAAATCTTACAGGCTTCTCAGCAGAAATGGACTTGAGAAGAAATCAAGATGATAGTTCGGAAGTTCTTACCCTCACTGTAGCAAACAATAGAGTGACTATGGGTGGAAGTAATGGGACTATAGTATTAGAAATATCAGCAAGTGATACATCAAGTATGGCCGTAGGCGATGGAGTCTATGATCTAAAATTAACCGATTCTAATGCCAAGGTAGATAGAATATTAGAAGGTACTTTTTCTGTACGAGGAAGTGTGAGTAGATAATGAGTGATCTAGTCAAAAGCATAACCATAACTGGCCCAAATGATATATCTGTTGTCACTGTAGCAACGCAAGGTGCTACTGGTGGAGCAGGTCAGAAGGGTGAGAAAGGAGCTGTCGGAGCTGCAAGTTCTGTTGCAGGGCCTACAGGTTCAACAGGAGATAAAGGCCAAAAAGGTGAAATAGGTGTGACAGGGCCAAGTGGTCCTACTGGTTCAACAGGTTCTACAGGTAGTACAGGTCCGACAGGTTCACAAGGAGACAAGGGTGACAAAGGACAGAAAGGAACAACAGGAAATACAGGAAACACTGGACCAACTGGACCAACTGGTTCTACTGGGGATAAAGGTCAAAAGGGAACTACTGGAGATACTGGAGCGACAGGAGACAAGGGTCAGAAGGGCCAGACAGGAACTACTGGAAACACTGGAGCAGAAGGAAGCAAAGGACAAAAAGGAGAAGTAGGTGTCACTGGTAATACAGGTGACAAGGGTCAGAAGGGTGAAATAGGTGTCACTGGTAGCACTGGTAGTACAGGTAGTACAGGAAGCAAAGGAGACAAGGGCCAGAAAGGTCTCAAAGGTGTAGAAGGAAACTTTGGTGGCCAGACAGTTAATTATAATTTTTCTACCAATACAGCAGATAGTGACCCAACAGCAGGTCTACTAAAATTCAACAATGCAAATTTATCAAGCGCCAATCAATTATTTATTGATGACGAAGATCAAAGTTCAACTGATATACAGGCATACCTTAGAACAATAGATGACTCAACATCTACTATAAAAGGCCATGTAAGAATATCCAATAAAACAGACGCCACTGACTTTGTCTTATTCCAGATTGGTGGAGCTATAACAGAAGCAACAGGATATTTCAAAGTCCCAGTATCTTATCTATCTGGAGCAACATCATTCTCAAATGGCGAAGAACTTATTGTGACTTTTGCTAGAACTGGTGACATTGGTGATACTGGTTCTAAGGGACAGAAAGGTACTACTGGTTCAACAGGAAGCGCAGGAACAGACGGAGACAAAGGTCAGAAGGGTACAACAGGTGATACTGGCTCAACTGGTCCTACTGGAAGTACAGGACCTAGTGGTCCGACTGGTTCTACAGGACCGACTGGACCTGCAGGTAATGATGGCTCAGATGGTAGCAAAGGACAGAAAGGACAAGATGGTCAGTCTATAACTGGCGACAAAGGTGAAAAAGGACAGACTGGTTCAACAGGTAGCCAAGGACCTGCAGGAAACGATGGGAACGATGGCAGCGATGGGTCAAAAGGCCAGAAGGGTGAAGCAGGACAAGATGGTTCTACTGGACCTACAGGCCCACAAGGAGCGCAGGGAAGTGGTGGTACTGCAGGAGACAAAGGACAGAAAGGTGTAGCAGGGTCAAACGGAAGTAATGGTACTGACGGCACTGACGGAGATAAGGGTCAGAAAGGTGAGATTGGAGTCACTGGTCCAACAGGACCGACAGGAGCAGGTGGAAGTACAGGACCTCAAGGTAATGTTGGAGACAAAGGACAGAAAGGTGAAGACGGAGCGCAAGGCAACGCAGGGCCAACAGGAAGTGGTGGTGATAAAGGACAGAAAGGAGAAACAGGAAGCACTGGTTCTCAAGGCTCAACTGGACCAAGTGGGCCTAGTGGTTCAGACGGAGACAAAGGACAAAAGGGTACAACTGGTTCTACAGGGTCACAAGGTAGTACTGGACCTACAGGACCAGACGGACCTACAGGTAGTGGTGGAGATAAGGGACAAAAAGGAGATACTGGAAGTACAGGTAATACAGGTTCAACAGGACCAACAGGAAATACAGGACCAACAGGAAACACTGGACCAAGTGGACCTACAGGTCCTACAGGAAGTCAAGGACCACAAGGAGATACAGGACCAACAGGGCCAACAGGGCCGACAGGTGATAAGGGTCAAAAAGGTGTAGAAGGGTCTACTGGGCCTACTGGTGGAACAGGACCACAAGGTTCTACTGGCGATAAGGGTCAGAAAGGACAGACTGGAACTACAGGAAATACAGGGCCAACTGGTCCTTCTGGTAGTGACGGAAATGATGGTAGTGACGGAAGTAAAGGACAAAAAGGTGAAGTAGGAAGTACAGGTTCTACAGGTCCTACAGGTTCAACTGGTCCGACTGGGAACACTGGTGCTTCTGGTGATAAAGGTCAGAAAGGAACAACAGGAAATACTGGTCCTGCAGGTAATAATGGAAACGATGGCTCAGATGGTAGCAAGGGCCAAAAAGGTGAAGTAGGAACTACTGGTGATAAGGGTCAGAAAGGCGAGATCGGAATTACTGGTAATGACGGACCGACAGGACCTTCTGGTTCAACAGGTAGTAAAGGTCAAAAAGGTACTACAGGTAATACTGGCTCACAAGGAAGTGGTGGAGACAAAGGTCAGAAAGGTGAGGTCGGTGTCACTGGTAATACTGGTAGTACAGGTTCAGCAGGAGATAAAGGTCAAAAAGGCCAGACAGGTGGAACTGGCCCTACTGGTAGTACTGGCCCTACAGGTAATAATGGTAGCGATGGAGATAAAGGACAGAAGGGTCAGACTGGTAATACAGGTAGCACTGGGCCGACAGGAAATACTGGACCAACTGGAGCAGCAGGAGACAAAGGTCAGAAAGGTACTACAGGCTCAACAGGTAATACTGGTCCAACTGGTAATACTGGTCCTAGTGGTTCGGATGGTAATGATGGAAGTAAAGGTGAGAAAGGACAGAAGGGTGTCACTGGTACAGATGGACCGACAGGTCCTACAGGTTCTACTGGAACTGGTATCACTTTCAAAGGGCAAGTCGCCAATACAGGAGCGCTACCTTCAAGTCCAACACCAAGTCAAGGTGACGCCTACATAGTACAAACTGACGATAGCCTTCATATTTATAATGGTTCTTCTTTTACAAGTGGTGGTTCTATACAAGGACCAACAGGTTCAAAAGGGCAGAAGGGAGAAACAGGAAGCGCAGGAAGCAACGGAAGTAAGGGACAGAAGGGTGAGGTAGGGTCTACTGGACCACAAGGCTCTACAGGCCCAACAGGAAATACAGGTTCTACAGGCGATAAAGGACAAAAAGGAACTACTGGAAACACTGGTTCAACAGGTCCAACAGGTCCGACAGGTCCAAATGGTAATGACGGAAGTGACGGCTCTAAAGGACAGAAGGGACAGACTGGTGGTACTGGACCGACAGGAAGTACTGGACCGACAGGAAGCCAAGGTGATAAAGGTCAAAAGGGTACTACAGGAAACACTGGTAGTACAGGGCCTACAGGTGGCACTGGTCCTACAGGCTCAAAAGGACAAAAAGGAGAAGTCGGCAATACTGGTCCAACAGGAGATACTGGTAATACTGGACCAACAGGCCCTACTGGAAGCAAAGGCCAAAAGGGACAGACAGGAACTACAGGTAGTACTGGTTCTACAGGACCGACTGGCCCTACAGGAAATGACGGAAGCAAAGGCCAGAAAGGACAAACAGGTTCTACAGGTGGTACTGGTCCAACAGGTCCGACAGGTCCTTCTGGAAGCAACGGCTCAAATGGAAGTAAAGGCCAGAAAGGTGAAGTGGGTTCAACTGGTTCTACAGGACCTACTGGTGGAACAGGTCCAACAGGTCCAACTGGTGGAACAGGGCCAACTGGTTCTAAAGGACAAAAGGGACAAACTGGTAATACTGGTGGGACAGGCCCAACTGGCTCAACTGGTCCGACTGGTAGTAAAGGTCAAAAAGGTCAAACAGGAAGCACTGGTTCTACAGGTGGAACAGGTCCTACTGGAAGCACTGGGCCAACAGGTTCTAAGGGACAGAAAGGTCAGACTGGTAATACAGGTTCAACAGGTCCAACTGGCTCAACAGGACCTACAGGTTCAAAAGGTCAGAAAGGCCAGACAGGTAATACTGGTGGAACAGGACCGACTGGTTCAACTGGACCAACAGGTTCAAAAGGTCAGAAAGGTCAAACAGGTGGTACAGGTCCTACTGGTCCTACAGGGCCGACAGGACCTAATGGTAGTAATGGTAGTAATGGTTCTAAGGGACAAAAAGGTCAAACAGGAAGTACTGGTGGTACAGGACCTACTGGACCTACAGGCCCAACTGGTGGAACTGGTCCAACAGGTGGAACTGGACCTACAGGAAGTAAGGGTCAAAAAGGACAGACTGGTTCTACTGGTGGCACTGGACCAACTGGTGGTACAGGACCAACTGGACCAAATGGACCTACTGGAGCGAAGGGTCAGAAAGGACAAGCAGGTGGTACTGGGTCAACTGGACAGAAAGGACAAAAGGGACAACAAGGAGCAGGTGGTGGAACTGGACCAACAGGGCCTACTGGACCTACTGGACCTACAGGACCTACAGGTTCTAAAGGACAGAAAGGACAAGCAGGTAGTAATGGTGGAACAGGTCCTACAGGACAGAAAGGTCAGAAAGGTCAGCAAGGAGCAGGTGGTGGTACAGGACCGACAGGACCTACTGGTCCGACAGGTCCAACAGGAAGTAAAGGGCAGAAAGGTCAAGCAGGAAGTAATGGTGGTACAGGTGGAACTGGTCCAACTGGACCTACTGGTCCTGCAGGTCCTACAGGACCAACTGGGCCGTCTGGGCCAACAGGACCTACTGGACCAAGTGGTTCATTCACCACAAACTCAAATGCAAGAGTCAATAGCTTAGGTATAAATACAAACGCAAGTGGTACAGCAGGTGAGATCAGAGCGACAAATAATATAACTGCTTTCTATTCAGATGAAAGATTAAAAGATTTTGAAGGCACAATAGTCAATGCCATAGAGAAAGTTATGCAGCTCAATGGTTATTACTTTACAGAAAATGAAACAGCTAAGGAGCTTGGCTATGACAACGATTTATTGCAGGTTGGTGTTAGCGCTCAAGAAGTACAAAAGGTCTTGCCAGAGGTGGTCACAAGCGCTCCTATAGACGATAAATACCTTACTGTTTGGTATGATAAATTGATTCCTCTACTTATAGAAGCAATCAAAGAACTTGCCATAGATTCACACTCTCCAAAAGGATTAGAAGACCTACATGGGTTTGACGACTTAAATGAGAGGATTAAAAAACTTGAGGAAGATTAATGTCTTACACTTGCAAACATCTAACTCTAAGTGAACTTGACGAACTCATAGATAGCAAAGACTTTGAAAGAATATATGATGACTCAAAGGCATACATTGAGAATGGTAATTATATATATAATTCAGATACAGAACTAAGTGACGAAGACAAATTAGATCACTGGGTATCTATAATGAGATCATTTTCAAATAGCGATATTATTGATAAGAGTACCTACACTCATTACTGTTTGGCCACTTATAAAGATAATGTTCTATGTATGATGTCAGCATGTTATTTTGATTCAGCAGATAACTCTTACAATTATTGTCATGCTCTGGTCGGTAAGATTGATGGGTCAAAAGCATATTCTTTTACAACAGATTTTTTTACACCACAAGCAACATTAATGAAATCAGTAGGCGCTGATAAGATGGTATTCTGGTCCACGCAAGGTGGGTCTTTGTCATTCAGAGCAATAACAGCACAAGGCAGTCCTGCTCTATTTGATTATGATAATCATGTTCAGACTGAGGAAGAAGAGGTGTATGATATTGATTCAGAAGAAGTTAATGTTATTCCAACAGAGGATGGCTCAACTAAAGCTGCTGAAACTATAAAAATATTACAACAAGCAACAACAACAATTAAAACAGTAAGACCCTTAAAATGACAAAAATATCACAAAACAATATACAAGCAGATGGCATAGGCGATGTCTTTGAAGATACAAGAGACACAAATGGAAGAGGTAGTTCCGTCAGTATTACTACTCAAGATACCTACGCTGACAGATCACCAGTGGCAAATGGTTCAACTACATTAAGGACTCAACAACCTGCAGGAAGCACAAGACAATACAATGACTACAGATCATCCGTAAGAATTATCCAAACAAATGCTATTAGATCATATACAACTGGTTCTGGTAAAAGTGCCGTCACACATTCATTAACTGGATGGGCCACTACAGGTGGTATGCAAGGTGCTACAAACAATGGGACAACCTCACAATCTGGTGAATTATGGGATGGCGATAATAATTACACAACAGCAGCGAAACCTTTTAGTCATTTTAATAGTGGGTTTGATTCTAATAAATGGCTAAGTGCTGTATTGACAGATACTTTTCTAAGTGGTTTTGCTAGTCAATCAGATGTCTATTTATGTTTTGAAGGAAGTGGAGCGCAGACCACTGATACAGACTGGACATCATTAAGATTTAAGTTTGATGGAGAAGCAACTCAACCTCTTGATTATACAAGTCTTGGAATATCTGGAACTTTTAACAGAACAGACGCAGACAGTGTTTATACATCTTTTAGTAGAATAGTTTATAAATATGAAAATGTAAGTCTTGGGACAACACCGACATCAAGGTACTTTTCCATAAGTGGACAAAATAACGCAGGTTATAGTACTTGGATTCAATTTGTCTAATGCGTACAGGCTTCACTTGTGGAGCGTTTGACTTATGTCATTCTGGCCACATAGTCATGCTCAAGGAAGCTAAACAAAACTGCGACT